GGGTTGGAGTGGCGCAAAGAATTTAACAGAGGCGGAACAGAGGTTGGTGTCGCAAGAGCAGTCCAACTGGTCAACAAAGAGCGTTTGTCGCCGCGAACTGTCAGGCGTATGCACTCGTTCTTTAGCCGCCATGAAGTAGACAAACGGGCCGAGGGTTTCCGGCAGGGTGAAGATGGATATCCTTCTGCTGGAAGGATAGCTTGGGCATTGTGGGGTGGTGATGCAGGACAGACTTGGGCAAGACGCACAGCCGCCAAGCTGGATAAAGAGCGGGATGCTAAGTTTGAGATA